TCTCCTGTGGTTAATACAGCTGTTGAAGTACCTGTTGGTTCAATTGTTGATTGTGCATTGTTATTATTATCTAAACACTTATAAACATTTCTTACTGATGTAACAACGTAAAAACTTGCATCAAATAAAGTAGTAGCTGTACTATAAGCAGTTTGTGTATTAGTTGTTCCTGTAATTCTTGTGCCATAGTCGTGTCTGTAATAATCGTAAACTGTAGTTGTAGTCCAGTTTCTTCGTGGTATTACAAAAGCAATATCAGAAGTTGCTATTTTTTTAATAGCTAATAAATCATTAAATGTGTAAAATTCTTCTTGTGGACTATCTGAAGGAGTTATTGCTGCTGAATCTGTGCCTTGATTATCTGTTCTTAAATCGCCTCTTGTTTGTGTAGCCCACGATTGAGGTCTACCAATACCTAGGTAATAAGTTTCTGGTGATGCTTCTGAAAATGACTCGCTAAATTGTTCAGCGTTGTTGATTCTAAATTTATTTGTTATAATTGCTGGCATAGTTTTTAGTTTCTTTTGTTATATTTATACGACATTTTTATAAGTACCTTACTATAATAGCTGCCGAACCTGCTGGTGCTGTTGCGAAAGTCAATGTTGTTCCTGATATAGTATAATCTGTTGTTGGTCTTAAACAAGAACCATTAACAAAAACTAGTAAATCATTTACATTTCTACCACTATTGATTGTTAGTGTTGTAGTTGTACCATCTCCTGTGGCCGTTTCTGTTATATTTCCTATAATTATTTTACCATTCATCATTGAATGGTTTTGACATACATAATATATTGTTGTGCTTAAATTAGAAGGAACTTCGTAATATAAAGTACCTGAATTTTTAAGTAAAGCAGCAGAGCCAGTTGTTACTGCACCAGTTAATGCTATATGTGTTAATCCTGTTGAGTAAGCATCACCTGCACTGTATGCTCCAGCAACTGTTTGTAAATGAAAAGGATGTGATGCTGTAACATCTAATTTAAAAGCGTAAGTGTGTCCTGGTTTAAAATATAAAGTAGGATTGTTTCCTGAATAATGTGAGTTGAATAGATATGAAGCTGAACCTGAAACTGTTACGTCTATCAATGCGGCCGTTTTAATAGAATCTCCTGCGCCTGGTACAAATTTAGCACTTGTACTGTTCCATACTAAATCCATTCCAGATAAAGGAGCATTCGTTGATGTATCAACATCTGATAATATATTAATACTAGAGTTTTCAGAAACAATTTCATTCCAACCACCACTGTCAGCAAAAAATGCTTTAGCAGTTCCGTCTGGTACAGCAAAAGCTCCTTGGTAAGTTGTTGGATTATATGTTACGTTGGCTATTAAAGTTGCAGTTGAACCTGTAAAATTTTGTCTTATTTTATTTTGACTGCCTGTAGTATTAATTACTCCTGTTCCCGTTAGTGAAAGATTAGAAATAGAAGTAGTAGCAGCTGCACCTAATGTGATAGTGTTGCCACCTATTAATACTGTTGAATTGGCTAAAGAAGCATTTGGTACAGAACTTGCTCCAATAGTAAGTGTATTGCCTGAAATGATTGAAGTTACACCACCACTTCCTAAAATTTTTAATGTTTGTCCTAAAGGTATAGTAGCTACTGTAGATGTTGTATCTACAAATTTTGTAGAAGAATTTATTAAAGAAGAATTGGCAATATTTGATAGTGTGTTTGTAGAACCACTTATACTTTTATTAGTTAAAGTATCTGAAGAAGTTTCCGTTACAATTTCTCCATCTAAATTAATATTAACAGTATCTCCATCAGAAACTAAAGTTGTTACACCTGCTCCTCCTCTAATTTTTAAAGTTCCACCTAATGCTATAGAAATTGCTGTTGAAGATTCATCTCTTACACTAATGGTTGAATTTGTTAAAGAGCCATTAGCTATAGCTGATATTGTATTTAAAGTTCCGCTTATATTTTTATTTGTAAAAGATTGAGCGCCTGTAAGTGTGGCTACAGTATTATCAATATCTATCGTTAAAGTATTTCCTGATATTGTAGATGTTGTTCCTGTTCCACCTAAAATTCTTAATGTTTGTCCTAAGTTAATAGTCGCTTGAGTAGATGTATCATCAGAAAATTTTGTAAGAAAAGAAGGAATTATAAGATTGGTACCATTACCAAGAGCCGTATAAATTTCATTAAAGTTAGCGTTTATAATTGTACCGCCGGCACGTAAGTTTGTACCTGTTCCATCGTTTTGTACAGAACCTAAATTAAGAGTTTGTTTAGCCATTGATTAATCTTTTCTTATATTTATACATATATTAAGGTGTTGTATCATCAAAAGTTTCAGTATCACTATCAAAGAAAGTTAAAGTGTTATCAAAAGAATTGTCAGGAGTTATTAAAAAGACTTCACAAGGTATTGTTAATTTTGTTTTCATAAACCTACCTAAATCAGTAGCTGTGAATGCTAAAGTATTATCTACGCCATCTAAAGATGATCTTGTACCGAATGTTACATTTTTACTTAATTCTTCAAACGAATAATTTGTTCCTGGTTGTCGTACAAATGTTCTAATTACTTCTCTATTAATTGTACCATATCTTGGTCCTGCATATACAAATCCTTGAGCTATGTTCACGTTATTAAATATTCCTCTAGGTCTTGATGTGTAAGCAATATTGATAGGCAATCTACTTAACGTTACATCTCTTGTTGTATTACTAAAATTAGATACTGTTGATTGGTTAAAATCAGCAGACACTCCTAGTTGTGCATTAGCTCTTAATGTTGTTCCATCACTATTTGTTCCTAAACGTCTACCAAATACAGTTGAGAATAAAGTATTAATGATTGCAAATAAAGGAGCATCTACTACGCCGGAAATAGCACCAGTTAGAGGTGTTGATATTTGAGCATTTATCACACTTTCTATATTAACTTGTCCAGCTAAATAAAATCCTGCTGTATGCATTGTTTTTTTAAAATCATCTCGCCAATCTACGATAGAACGACCTACTTTAATTACATAAGAAAAATCTTGATAGTATAAACTATCTTGTATTTTGATTGTATTTTCAGAAATAAATCCATCTTCATTTACAAATCTTCCTTCATTATCTCCTACAGCTCCAACAGTCAATGTAGCCGAAGCATTAGTTGAAACTTTAATTGTTCCTTGTGTATTTGACAAAACACCTGTAACAGTTTTTGTTCCATCGCCTACTACAATATTAGAACTTACATTACGTAATCTTAATAATCCTAAACTTGGAGTCCAACTTCTAACTATTCCCGTTATTCCACCAGTTATATTTACATTTTCATCAGGTACAAAACCAGTGCCTAGAATTTGTGTAAGAATTACTTTTTTTGTAAATGTTAAAACTGGAGGCGTAGGAGCTAATTGATGATTTATACCAGATTCAATTATACTTAAATCTTTTATTCTACCTATATCTGCTCCAAATAATTTTACTGAAGCGCCTGTTCCTGTTAGTGATGAGATTGTACATGAAGGCAATGAAGTATATCCTGAACCTTTATTGTATAAATAAATTTTTGTTACATCTTTTACACCTGTACCAGATTCCTGCATCATTTGAGAACCGGCATAAGTATCTCCTAATAGTGTATCTGTTTCTAATAATATATGATCTCCTGAATCATCTTCGTTTAAAACACCACCATTTACAACGGCAATAAATCCTGCTGCACCTCCACCATTTGTGTTTGCATTATTAAAAACTAATTCATCTCCTACATTGTAATTTACACCGCCTTGATCTATAATATCTCCTTGTATAGAACCTGAATTTAAAGATTTAATTTGCACAACAGCTCCTGAACCTCCACCTGTTATAACAGCTTGTTCATTTACAGTTTCAAAAGCACCATCAGCTATAATATTTTTTGCAATAGGTATACCAGTAATTTCTCCTGTAATAAAAATATCATCATCATCTTTTTCGGTTCCTTTTACTGTTTCTCCTATAACAAAAGTTCCTTCTATAGATTCTTCATTTAATGTAAATTCAACAACTGATATAGAGTCTAATGTGTATCGTACTTCATTTTCAACTATAGCTGTTGCCTTTGAAGTTACTCCTTCTATTGACCTAGAAATTAATTTTGATGTGTCTCCTAGTGTATTCACAACTCTCATAATTTTACCTGTAGACCATTTGCCNTCAGATACTCTTAATAATTGTTCACTAGGATAAATTGTTTCTGAGTTTTCTCCAAATAATAATTTAAAAAATAGTTTGTGTCCTGATATTGTACCTTTTGACTTATATAAAGATTTTACGTTTTTTATTAAACTTCTTTTATTAGTACCGTCTTTTAAGGTTTCAGGAAATGTGTTTAAAAATTCATTTCTAAACTGACTTAAAAAATTTGATATAACTTTATCAGGATCTCTAAAATTTAATAGTTCTTGTATTGTATTTACAGGATTGGGTTTATAGTTGCTAATGATGGCATGTGCATTTGAAGATGACCCTATTATTGTTTCTCCTTTTAAAAATTTGTCTTGTGATACAATGAATAACCTTGTGTTATCTAAATCTTCGGTTATTACTGTAGATGTTGCTTTAGAAGTTTGTCCTACAATTATTTCTCCTGCTGTAAATTTACCAAATTGTGAACTTTCATAAATTAATTTATCACCATCATTAACAACTGTTCTATCAGCTTGAATAGAAGTACCATCTAATAATAATAAATTTGTTTGGTTAGTTTCTGTTTCTAATAATATACCATCAGTACTTTGAATTGAAATGACCGATAACTCGGCTGATTCCATAAAAGCATAATATGTTTGTAAAAACTTTAGAAATTTAGGATGTTCTTCAAGTACAAAATCAGGTACTTGCGAACCTATAAGACTTGATATTTTGTCTTTAAAATTAGCCATAGTTAAAAGCTATTTGATGTATTGTAACCTACTCCGGCATTTGCTGAACCACCTATAAATGTATCAGGCTCAACAGTAATAATAGAATTTGCAATATCTAATTCAATAATTTGGTCTCTAACAGGAACTATGTCATTTGAATTTGATTTTACCGTTAATTCAATAACAATAGATGCAGCACCATTAATATTTTGAATTTGTGAAATATTTAAAGACGTTAATATAATATGTCCAGTAAGATAGTTAATAGAACCTTGGTAAGTATTTGCATAAGTTTTTATACCAGATATAAACGTATAACGTCTTATATTTCCCGAACCATCATCATCTAAAAAATATATATTTGCAGTATCACCATCAATTTTAAATCCAGTTGATTCTAAAATACCACCTTGTGTTGCATTGTAACCTGTTACAGGATTATATAATGCGTTTCTAAAGTATATATCATATCTGTTTGATGAATTCAATATAGGTTTGAAAGTTTTTTTAATTTTGATTGTTGTAATGTTAGATACTATGCTTGTATCTGTATTATCAATTATAGACGTAAATTTAGAATACCTAAAAACACCATCAAATTTTTGTAAGACATTTAAATTATATTCTGCAATTTTATCTGTTATATCTGATTTTAAAGTGTCAGAAGATTTTGTTGTTAATCTTGAATTATATTTTACATTAGAATTTACTAATATACTAGTTATTTCAGGATCTACAATAATTGGCCTTACTGATACAACATTGAATTTTTTTAATTGTTTAACTATACTCTCTTTAGTAGAAGTTGTTAACGTAGAACCACTGGCCGCTTTGATTGCAATTTTAACTGTACCATAAACAGGAGTTTCATCATCTTCTCCTCCCCATACACTGATAGATGATGTATTGGGATAAATTGATTTTACAATTGTTTCATAATCAGTTGTAGTTACAGCACGATTTTGAGCCGAGTATTGCAACGGTGCATTAAAACGAATTGACTCTTTTGATTCTGCAACTGAGCCGCCTTGTGAAATAGAATTAGTTGTAATTGTAATGTCGGAAAATCCACCAATAGTTGTTGCTAAAGTAAATGTAGAAGCTCCGTTAGACTCATCTCTATTTGTTACAATGTATTCTAAAATTACAATATTTCCATCAACTAGTTTTTTACCAATCACTCCGTCACCAAAATAAACTTCAAATTTGCCTTCTTCTTCTTCTTGTAAAAAATAAACATTCGAAGTTGAGTCTATATCTACATAACTATTAACGAATAAAAATTCAGTTGTAGCTGTATCGTTTGAACTGTTTTGTACTGAAACTTTTAATGTTGTTGTGTCAACATTTGAATTTTGAATTACAAATTTTTGGTCAGCATCATTTGTGTCTACTGTATATCTAAATGTAACTGCTGTGCCCTCGTATATATCTATATTATTAAAAACGTAAAGTCCATTTATTGATGTAATAGTGTAATCTTCATTTGTTAAATATTGATATGCTACGCCATCAACAGAAGTTGTAAAAATTGTTCCTGATGGCACAGTGATAGATGAACCTGAACCGTCATTTATAGTTAATTTAATATTTGCTTTAGGTGATCTTACAGAAGAAGGTGTGTAACCTAACATTTTTGCTAATGATACAATATTTTTTCGTATATCAGCACTGTCTAAGTACATTTCGTTTGCTAACATGTTAGCATTGAAGCCTAGATAGTGTGTATTGTATGCTAGTACATCTAAAAGTATAGAAAAGCCTGAGCCTTCAAAATTATAATCTGAAAATTCTGATTGACTCTGTAAAAATGTTTTTAAATTTGCTTTTATACTGTCAAAATCAAAATCTGATACTTCTAATTTGTTACTTGCCATGTTATCTTAGTCTTTCTAAAAATGTTTGTACTTCTATCAGATCATTTGAACCAATAACGT